GCGGCAGGTAGACGGCATGGGCCGTCAGCTCGAACTTCGCATTCGCGCCGAGGTCATAGGCGAACTTCAACTCGCAAGGCGTGCCGTTGATCGCCTGCGTGAGGAGCGTCGTGTCGGCGATCCGCGCGACCAGCGTTCCGCCCAGCGAAGCGACCATCGGATCGAAGCCTGCCACGGTGCCGTCCGCCTTGATGATCTCTACGGGGTCAAGGTTGTTGGAATAGGTGATGTCGGCCGAGACGATGCTGCCAAGGGCCGATCCGTCCCGGGTAATGGCCCCGTTGAAGTGCCCGAACCGGGTGTAGGTCAGGCTCGTGGGCGCCCCCGCCGCTGTGCTGGCGGCAACCGCTTCGGCCTGTGCCATCAGTCCGACAGTCGCCGTGAGCAGGCCCGAGCGCGCCATCTGCCAGCGCAGGGTATTGAGCATCACGCCCGTGTACATCGCAAAGCGCGGGATGTCCGGCATGCCGATCTCGATCGCCATCGACGGCAGCGTCCACGAGCCCGACTGGAACGTGTGAACTTTCGGCGTCGTCCCCGTCGTGGTCGGAGAGCCGAAGGCCGCCCGGAGCCAGAGGCCGAGGTTCTCGACATCGACAGGGATGACGATGTCGCCATCCGCCGTGATCGCGTCACGCTGCGGCGCGAGGGGGTCGCGGCCGAAGCCCAGCATTTCGTTGCTCAGCAGCGGGCGGACAGCGCCCAGCGTTTCGGACGCGAAGGGGACAAGGCGATAGCCCGATGCGGGAGCGGTCCCGTAAACGGACTCGAATGCGAGCGCGGCTTGCGTGCGCGCCCCGGTCTGGCGTGGCATGGGTCAGGCTCCTTAGCTGAGAGGGTCGTCGGTCCAGAAGTGCAGGACGACAGGGATGGTCGCGGCCTTGATCGTGTCGGCCCCGGGCGCGGGAAGATCGGTTGGCGAGGGGGCCATCGCCTCGATCCAGTCGGCCCCGCCCGCCGTGCGGTTGGCGGCAAGGACTGCGCCGATGGCGGTCTTGATCGCGTCAAAGGCCGCATCGCGGGTCGCGGTGCCGGGAACGAAAACCTCGATCTCGGCCACATGCTCGAAATGCCAGCGGTGCGGCGAAAACGTCTCTTCCGGCTCACCCGGCTCGCCGTCGCGCAGGATCACAAGCCCGTCTGTCGTCAACTCTTCCGGCAGCACCGCACCCCGCAGGACGGTGGCCGATGGCAGGCCCGCAGCGAGCGCGCCATGCAGCGCGACCATGATGGTTTCGAGCTTTGAAGGCATGTCTACTTCCAGAGAGCCGCGATGCGCGCGGGCAGCGAGTTGGCGACCTGATCAGCAGCACCGAACAGGTCGAGCTTCTTCTTGAGCTTGACTTGCGGAACCAGCACGAACATGACCACCGATCGATTGCGGAACGTCCGCGGCGCAGCCAGTCGCGCGCCACCCCGCGCCTGACGTGAAACCATGACGTTGCCCGGCGCCTTGCGGCCCTCGTCGATCAGAAGGGCCGTGCGGCCCCGGCGATAGACGAACCGAAGCTGCCGGCCGTTGCGCTTCTCCCACTGCGCGGGCGTCACCTTGCCGCCACCCGTGCCGCGCCCGGCGGCGTCGGTCGGGATGGCAAGCCAGAACCCGGCGGCGGAACGGATCAGCGCGCCCTGCTCGTGCGCGGCGGTGATCTTCGGCGCCTTCGACCAGACGAGCGCCCAGGCTCCGACGGAGGGCTTTGCCGCATTCTGGTAGGCCTGCGACCTGACGGTGTTCGACAGACGCACGCCCAGACCTGCGCTCCGGATCTGGCCACGCCATTGCACCTTGGTTTCGGCGGAAGCTTGGCGCATGGCGGCAAGAGACGCGGCGTTGCCCCGCTTGAACTGCTCGGCCATGTGCCGTTCCAACTCGGCAGCGATGGCGGCTGAATTGATGCTGACTCGCATGGGCATCAGACAGGCCGCACATCCAGCTTCCAGATGAGCATCTGGCTGTCGCGCATCGGGGCCGACTGAACGACGAAGGTTTCCGACCCGATCCTGATGCGGTCGTCCTTCGCCGCCACCGCGACGTCGCTGACCAGCACCTCGAACGTTGCCGAAGGCTGCACCAGCCGGGCCGTTCCGTAGTCCGTCATCTCATCCGGGCGACGGCGAATGACGCGAACGGTGTATCCGGGCGGAAAGCCACTCGGAAGATAGGTAGCCTCCACCGCCATGTTCGGATCGGCAAAGATCGTGCTGATGGCGGTGGAGAACGCGCTCATGGTGAAGCCCTTACGGCGTCAGGGCCGCGGGGGCCGACCCATTGAGCCGGATCTGGCCGGTCGTCTCGTTGGCGCCCGAACCGACTTGGGCAACCGCGACACCGAGGAAGATGTTGCCGGTCGTCGTGGCGGTGGTGGCAACAAGCGTCGTCGTGCCGACGCCATAGATCGCCTGGCCGACGGTCCACGCCTGGGATCCGGTCTTGGTGACGTTGACCACACCCTCGGTAAGCATGTTGACCGGTTCGCCGTTGCCGGCCGTTTCCATGGCCACGCCGGCCAGCATGCCGACGCGGAACAGCTGCCCGGAGGCAACCGCCGCCGGCGCCGTGACCTCTAGGATCTTGCCTTCCTGAACATAGTTCTTCATGTCATCGCCTCTTGGATGAACGGGTTGGGGCGGCGGGGCGGCTCATCCGCCCCGCTCAGGATCAGGCGCCGGCGTTCCGATAGCCGCCACGATAGTCGATGGCGCCACAGCCGAAGTCGTGTTCCAGCGTCATCGAGGTGCCCTGCGTCCCGAAGATCTCCTCGATCCGGAAGCGCGGCGCGGTGTAGCCGTCGAGCAGGCCCCACTCGAAGCAGGGAGCGACGTCGGGCGAGGCGAACATGTACCAGGCGTTGCCGGTGATCTTCGCCGTCACCGCCAGCTGCATCGTCCCCGAGAACGGGTTGATGTTGCCGGCCTGCTGGGCCTGGATCGGCGCGAGCAGCTGCTGCGCCTCGGTCTCCTTGTCGGGACCGCAGAGCAGCACAGCCGCCGGCAGTTCCAGATCGGCACCGTCGAGGCTCTTGCGCTTGCGCAGCGCCGCCCGGCCCAGCGTGACCGACGCAATGGTGATCGCAGCCGCGGTCCCGGCCAGCGTGGCGTCCGTCGTGTTGAAGACGGCCCGGCCGGTTTCGACCAAGGTCGGACCAGCGCCGGAGGCGGAGAGCATCATGGCATAGAAGGTGGCATCCTCGAAGCGCGCCACCGCCGCGCCGCGATCGTTCAGGATCTGCTGCAGGCCACCGATGGTGTCGTTCACCAGCATCTGCCGCGACAGGTTCACACGGACACCGTAGGGGGTGACACGCGTCCGCTCACGCGACTCGCTGAACGTGCCGGCCTTGATCTCGCCCGCCTCTTGGCCGACCGGCTGCAGGGTCGGGAAATCCCCGACGCGGACGCTGGCGTGATCGCGGAAATCGGCATAGGTGCGCTGACGCGCGATCATGCGGTAGGTCGGGGCCTGAAGCGCATAGCGCGCCGCGAGCGCCCGGTTCAGCGCGTTCTCGAACAGCAGCGGGAAGTCACTGGTTGTGTGGAACGCACGCCGCAGCATGTCCTCCCGGTGGCCCATCGCCATCGGAACGCGCCGCTCGCCGAGACGCTCGGCCGCCAGCTCGATCACCGACATGCCGTGATAGTTGCGGCCCAGTTCGCTCGGCTGCTGACCGGTCAGACCGGCGACAAGGCCCTCCTCCATGCCGCGCCGGCGGGTTTCGGTCTCGTCGAGCCGCGAGCCGGACAGCACGGGCTCCGACCGGCCCGCCGCGGGCGCCGTCTGGGCCGCGAGGTGGTCGAGGATGGCGGCACGGGCCGCCTCGATGGTCACGCCATCGGCGATCATCTGCGGCGCGCGCTCGGCCATGCCGTGCCGCTGGCACAGCGCCAGGATGTCCGCCGAACGCTGCCGCTCGGCGGCGACAGGATCGACGGCCGGGGTCGTGGACACGGGCACCACCGGCGTTGCCCGCGTTTCGATGGTTGCGGCAGTTTGGGCGCCCGCCGCGGCGTTCTCGTTCTGGGGCATCTGGGTCTCCATGATGCGATGAACCGCATGCGCGGCAGGGCTTGCGTCGACCACGACGCAAGGGGTCGTAGCACCGCCGGGGCCTTCGCTCCGGATGTGCGCTCCGGCATCGGCGCCAATGGCGACTGCCGAAATCTCAAGGGGTTCCCACGCGATGGCGCGGTAATGGGGCTTCTTGCCCTCTTCGCGGGTGATCTCGTACTTGGTCACCCGATAGCCGACCGACACGTTGCGGATGATGCCGCCGGCGATGTCGCGCCAGATCGGTTCGACGTCATCCCGCTCCGAGAACCGGATGGTCGCATAGCCCATGCCGCCCTCGATACGGGCCGAACCGTCGACGACGACGCCAAGCACCGCGTCAAGCTCGTGGGAATTGTGCGAGTTCAGGAAGGGCGCGCCAGCGTTCAGGCGGGCCAGATCCACGGCTTGCGGCGTGACCTCAAGGCTCTCCTCGATCTCGCCGTCCGTCCAGGACCACCGGCGCACGGTGGCGCCCGTGGTCCAGACGATCTCCACCGTCCGCGCCTCCATGTTCACGCTTTCGGCGCGAACGGTGGCAGCCCGCCCGATGACGGGCAGGTCGATCATGTCCTTCGGCATCACATGCCCCCTATGCGTTGTCTTTGTCGTCGATCAGGCCGGTTTGCGCCTGCCCGCCCCTGCTGACCCGCCTTGGATCAGCATCAAACACCAGACCAAGCTGATCCGATTTGGCCAGGAACTCTGCCTGCTCGGCGATCACCTTGTCCGGATCGTAGCCGCGCTTGGCGATCATCTGCGGGATGGTCCGGAAGCCCGCCCGCACGTCGACGAGATCGGCGTTCGCATCCTGCAGCGGGTTGACGCTCTCGAAACTGGGCGGCGCCCACTCCACGGGCACGCGGTCCATCGCAATCTGGCCGCTAAGGTTCGCCGCCTCGATGAACCAGTCCCACACCGGCTGGCAGAACATCGGGATGACGATGTGCCACTGCATCATGTCGATCATGCG